TGTTACCCACTCTTTTAGCCTGTTCCTAAATCTTTTCAAACAATCAAACCGCTTATAGGCGTATGCGATCCTGGTCCTGTTAAGGATACTGATTGAGTGCTCACCACAGCTGAGTCTTCCCGCCCTGTGATCCTAGATCCAGTTTTTGGGGCGCACGACGTTAACCTGCGCTAGTCTTTATACTGTTGACTGGGTGTCTATTTTATTCTTAATGTGAGAGCCATGGATTCTACAGGCTATTTGGCCATTGTAGTAATTATCTGATTCTAATACTTTTCTTTCGAACTGGGTTCTTGCTTCTATATAGGAGCATTCTGCTTTGCTACTACAATAATATAGTATTTCTCTTGTGAAATTGTCAACTCCCAATTTCTCCACATCTGCATTTAATTCTGTGTTGCTTCCGTAATATGATTGCCAATCCGAGTCAATCTTACTTCTAATCTTTTTCTTTCGCTTGGTGCCGTTTTTTAATTTTACTGTTCTATAAGTTGTTCGACTAAATTTTGCTAATTTTTTTCCAATATACTGCCTACCGGTGATCAAATTCTTTATGATGTACACAAACCCAACACAATCATCGGGTAGTGTTTCTACTGGGGAATCTTCGAATAGCCATGTCATACATATTAGTTATCATCGATCACCACTGTGTTGCATAATCTTGATTTACGATCTTGGAGGAACATTTTGTTTGGCATTCTTGCCACTTAAATGTTTGAAATTCTTCTTTCCAAAAACTGTCAGACAAGGCTTCGGTTAATGTACAATGATGTAAATCGAACTGTTCTGCTAATGTTTGCCATTCTTGATTATGACTATACCTATTTGCTACCCAACAGCATGGAAATAATCTACCCCGAGCATCTATATATAATCCTTTATTACCTATCTCGCATAGTGGAACCACGGGTGTTCTATCTTGATTCTGAGTATATAATTCAAAATTAATTGGGTGTATCTTTTGTTTTTTTACCAGTAAAGTTGTACTGTTCTCTTTCAAATCTATGTGTGTTACTAATAAATTTATCACTGGGCTCTAGTGGATCGTTTGCGCCATACCCAGGATATACACTGCCAAACTTGGTGCTTTTAGTCAATTGAAATTGATCAACCCCGAGACTTTTTGCAAACTGTTTCATTAAACCCAATTGATTTTCGTTAAACTTAAATGCAATAGCAGCCCACACTATTTGACACTGGCTAGAGAGACGTAATGTTTGTAACCCTGCAATGATACTGTTGTAGTCACTGTTAACACGATACTGGTTGTTGCTGTCATTGTCCCACCCGTCAATGCTGAAATGCACCGAATCGTCGCAGTCTAACAGTTGTCCAAGATCTGTCCACCAGGTTGATTTTTTATGTGATCCGTTGGTGATAATAACAATTTCCACAGGCTTTATGCTTTTTATATACTTGATCACTGGAATCAAGTTGTGTGCGTATATCGGATCACCGTCATCACCGCAGAAGGTAATCTTTTCTACATTGTCTTTAATAAACTTTGGAGTAAAGTTACGTTCAAAGAACTCTAAATCTAATTCGGTATTAACCAGTGTGTTGGGCACTTCTTGTCTAGCACACCGAGGACACCGAAGCGTACATTTACTTGAAATCTCAATATGAAAGTGCCAGGTGGCTAACATAATTCTACCTCACGTTGCCATTGTGCAGTGAATGTAGTTTTTTTATTATCAGTACTACATGTTGCACGGCATACAGGATTTGATGCGGTGGCAACCCCTTCAAACTTAAAGCCCTGCTGTCTAGAGCCCAACCAACAACACGGGCTAACACGACCTTGGGCATCTATGTATATACTCTGTTCGTTTAAAGCAAAACACTCTATGGCACCAGTTTTTTCTAAAGGCGATTGCCACTCCTTAGGGTACTCTAATCCTTCAGCCAACGGACGCTTGCTTACTTTAGCACGAAACCAAGTAAATCCCATATCTCTTGCTAGTTTTTCGCAAGCATCGACTTGATGTTCATTATGACGATATACTAACATGTCCCAATGTGCCGATCCACCTGCAGAAATGAACGCTTGAGCATTAGCCATAACAATATTCCAATTTACATTTTTTCTATATATATGATTGGTGTCTTCTAGTCCGTCGATGCTGAATACAACATAGTCTTGGGATTGATTAAATCTTGATCCAATTTGAGTCCACCACCAAGATCCGCGAATGCCACCATTGGTGTTCATGCCTAATGTAATCTTGGGGTTAATTGACCTAAAGTAATCATATATTTCTAAAGTAGTTGAACCAGCTGCTGGATCGCCGTAGTTACCGCACATAAACATCTTATCTAGATTTTTTATAAACTCAGAATTGAATTTATCTTTAATTTGATCTACAGACAAATGATGTTTTTTATTTTTATCAAATACCAAATCAGTTTCTCTAGCACACAGCGGGCAAGCAGCTTGACAAACATCTGTAGGTTCAATGTGCAGTACTTTATACAATTTCTACATCCGTATTGTAACTAGTATATCCGTTTTCCTTAACCACGTGTAGGGTGTTGTTTACACGCCCGGCTAGCTCGTCTTTGTGAGAGACTAACCAAATACTTTTATTAGCGTCACGACTCATTTTTTTAAGTATTGCTAAACTGTTTTCTACCCCCGAACTGTCCATGCCCGAATCGACTAGTTCGTCAATGAACAACAAGTTGATAGGTTGGTATAGGCTTTCCCACACATCGCGGAAACTCCAACTTAAACTTAAGATCAAACGATTGCGTTCTCCGCGACTTAGATTATCAAAGTCTAAGTCTCTGCCTAATTCTGTAATACTCACAGTTAAGTCGTTATTGAACTTGACAGTGTGCGGTAAGCCAATGCGATCTAGATACTGACCTAAACGAGCATTTAGGTAACTTAGATTCTGATCAATAATACGTTTACGAATAAAAGAATCTTTATTGGTCAATAACTTCATTAAAAATTCTTGATGTTCTTTAAGATTAGTCAGTTCGTTAATTACATCAAATTTAATTTCTTCGATGCCTTGACTCTGCATCTCTGCAATTTGATCACGGTATGGATCATCCTCTTCGGACTTAACTGCCAGCTGTTGCTGCAGGCTAGCTACACTAGCACGATGTTGTACAGCATCTTGTTCGCTGTCATAAAATGTTGTAGGAACAGCACCCAACTCACCTAAGGTGGTTAGTGCTTCGGTAAAAGCCGCTACATCATTGGTAAATGTGATTAAGTTTTCTTCAGCAACTGCGAGATCCTGCCGTTTCCCCGCCACGACCTGTAGATGTTTTGCGTCGTGGAACTCTTGCCCACAGGTATGACACTGATGGTTGTTGAGTGTTGCGATCTCTTGTTCAAGTTTTTCAATAATCTTATTTTCGCGTATTTGGTCCTGCCGGGCACGTCGAAGATGCGACTGTAGGTCACTGATATCTTTCTCCTTCTGGCGATATGTTGCAAGCGCCTGATGTGCTTTAATCTCTTCATCAATATCAATTTCGAGTAACTGATCGAGAGCGGTTTCCAAGCGTGAGATGTCTTCGTCATGTCGTGTTTTCCATAAGGTTTGCCTACGCTTTAGATTTTCAATTTGTTCTTCAATTCTTCGATTAGCGTCGGTTACTGCTTTAATACGAAATTCTTCTTGTGTGATAGCGTCTCGGGTAGTTTTACCAAGTTCTTTTAATCGGTCAGCTTTTTCACTTAGTAGTGTAATACCCAATAACTGTTCAATAATAGTTCGTTGATCGTTTGCCTTAAGTGCAAGGAAAGGTTCAGTATAGGTATTAAGTGCCACAATGTGTTTAAACATGTCGTGGCTCATGCCCAGCATACGTTCTATATCTGCTTGTGTTTCTCTTGAGTCACCTTGTGCTTCGTCGGTAATTTCTCGTTCTACATCGCCAACAAAGAATCGCATAACATTAGGTTTGCGACCGCGTTCAATTCTGTAATCTATGCCGTCTTTTTCAAAATCAATAGTAACCATCATATTTTTACTATTGGTCTTATTGATTAGGTTATCTTTTTTGATATTGGTAAGAGCATTGCCGTACATAGCATAGCTCAGTGCATTGATAATGGTAGTCTTACCCGTGCCATTTCTTGCACCCAAATCGTCACCGCCTAAGTCCAAATTTTCGCCTAGTACCAGAGTTAAATCGCGGCGATCAAAATTAACGGCTTGTGTAGTATTACCTACACTCATAAAGTTTTTTACGGTTAGAGTTTTTATTTTAAACATACTTTTTTGCACTATCATATAGCATATCTGCAATATACATGTGCCCGTCAGCCGTTGGGTGGTTCCCTAGCCAATGATTATTTGCAATTAATATACTTTTTAGTTGGTGTAAATAAAAGCTATTCCATCCATAAAATCTATTGGTATCTATTTGTCTAAGGTAAAATTGTATTTCGTCATATTCGGCACGTATCTGCTCGTCGGTCATTAAATCAAAATTTATTAATTTTTTAACTGAATCAATAAATTCAGGCCAGGGGTTTAACCAACGGTCTAGGTCATTATAATGTGTGTTTAACATTAGATAATTTTTATTGTATTGGGTAAACATTGTTTGTAGTTGTATAATTTGTTGTAGCCACAGTTTAAATGCATACAATCTATTGTACCAAACTTGGAATAACGTTCTTCCCCATATTTTATAATAATCTTCTTCACCAAAAAATTTGTGAACTAGCAAAGGATTAAAATGTGCTTCAAAATTATTGTCGGACTTGTAAAAAGTAAATTTAGCTACACTTGTCCATACTATTATATATAAATCAATATCTTTTTCTAAATGCTTTATTGCTCTATATACAAAATGTTCATTTGAGCCAGACAAACACGAATCGTTATATACCTCTGCACCTAGTTTGTTACCTAACACCGCCGGCCATGCCTGTGTGTTGGGGCTTTTTAAACCGTCGCCGTAAACCCAACTATCTCCAGCTACATAAATTTTCATATTATAGATTTCTATAGATGTCTAGCAACAAATTTGGATCGTATTGTTTGCTGTCTATGGTATTAAGTTGACTATACACTATTTGATCCACAGACTCAAATTCAATATTACCGGCTATTTCGTAGTCGGTTAAGTCTGTTACCTTAGCGGGTATAAGTGTAATTTCTCTTAGTTGATATGTTTCAATAAATGTTTCTTTGATAAATGTAGCTTCTTCGTAACTGATATCAATATCCAAATTGACTCGGACATGCATATTTGGTTGTAGCATCGCCTCAGTGTGCTTGAGCACATCACTCAATTGGAATACACGGTATCTGGGTTGATCGGGCCAACTATGATAAACTGGCTCTTGGCCCCACTCTAAGATCATAAGACCACGATCATCGTCGCCGGCGTCAGCATAGTTATGCGGGAAACAGTTACCTAAGTATGTAACATTTCCTCGAGTCTGTCGTTTATGAAAGTGCCCAGAATAAACGTGTTCAAATCCGGCTAAATCGTTTTTGGGATTTACTTCACCGTGATCGGGCATGGCCACCATGGCATTCATTAGGTATCCAGGCAACTCAAAGTGCCCAAACATATACTTGCCCGACAGTTTTTTCAGCTTCTTGTAGTCGTCGCCCACAAGCCACGGAGCAATAGTAACGTCGCCGATAGTAGTCCAATCGTTACAAATGTGGATGCGAGATAGGTGTTTGGCCCACTCCACACTTTGTACATCACGCTTGTCGCGATAATACAGATCGTGGTTGCCAGGAATAAAGTATGTTTGATCAAAGTTTTCATTTAGGTGCTCCAGAGCACGTAGGCTATAATTGAGTGTGACTATATTAATGGATGCACGATTGTTGTGCCAGTCGCCCAAGAACAAGGCTGTTTCACAACCTTCGGCTCGGGCACGGGCAGTAGCCCATTTTATAAAATTGAGACAGTCCTCATTGTGTTGCGTACTGTTGGACTTCAAACCAAAATGCACGTCAGTGAAAACCGCTGCTTTTTTAAATAGATTAGTCATAGTAGTACAGTATAGACAAAAATTTGATAAAAATCAAATATTATTCGTCCGCTCCGTGTCCTATACCGCCTCCCCAATCGCCCTGACGAGTGTAGCTTGGAGTTAGGTTGTTCATTTCTAATATATCGTCTCTTAGATTTTGATTTCGCTTTTCAATATTAAGAACACGAGTAAAACTATTAGTAATTGCAGCAGTATAATAGGCAAAAGGGTTTTGAGATTTTGATTCATCGAATTGTAGTCCAATCTGGCTTAGTTGTAGTAGTGCCTGGCTACGCATTTCATCGTTATAGGTATAGCCACGCCAATTGCTACGTGTGGCATAGCGTTCACACAATTTAATAAACATATGAGCCAGTTTAGGAGTCATTTTGCCGTGATCCCGTGTAAACTTACCGGTTTTCATGCCACCGGACCAATGACTTTTACCAACACACACAGCTTCACCATCATCGTTTATCTTCCAATGCTGAAAAGGTGGAAAGTTTACTTTGACATACTTGTTATGTGTAGTATCTTCTTCGTCATATTCTGTAATTAAGGGATCTTCTGAATCTTCAATATCCAGTGCTGTCATACGTGCTTTGCGTGTTTTAACATCATCTACTGGAATATGGTCCCAGGTCATAATTCGAAATACCACATCGGTATCGGCAATGTCTCGGAGTTTTATTTCAAATTCATCTAATTTACGCTTGACGCCGGATTCGGCTACAGCAGCTTCGTGTGCTAATTTGGCCAGTCGTTCGGCACGATTTTTACGAGCTTCTAGGGTATTCTTTTTATTAATTTTTTCTACACTGGGTAATATCATGTCATAATCTTGATATTCCTGACGAGTATAACTACAGTAAGTGGTTTTGCTCTTGTGTATTTCTTTGAGTATATCTTTGTTGTTGAGATAATTGTGCTTAATTTTAGTTCTCCTAATTGCTGTCTCCCGACAGGTTAGCACATACTAACATATTTATCTGCACCGGTCAACCATTCTATAATATTAGCAGTTTATTTTATCTATAAATACTTGTAATAAGGATACATTAATGTCTTATGTAGTTATACAAAATGCTGATACTGGACTATGGGACGTAGTTAATACCACTACCGATGAAACAGTTGCTAGCGGTATTACAAACCAAGCTATAGCCCAAGAAACTGCTAACAGTTTAGCGCAAGCAGAAACTGCAACTGCCAACACGTCTACCTACGGTATTCCAGGACAAACAATATACGACGACGGTAGCTCAATTCAAACCTTTGATGACGGTAGTACTATTATCACGGACAACGAAGGAACAGTATCCAGTACTCCGTCTATTCCTGATCCTATAGAAACTTCGCCAAATACATCTGGTTTTTTAAGTCAAGCCGGAGGGTTTATCAGTAGAAGTGCCAGCGGTGCTGTTGATTATGCTAGAAATATTGGCCCCAATTTACTGAACGGAGTAGGTTCAACTGCTTCACTGCTGAATCCTAATTTAGGTAGATTAGCTGCGTCAGGACTTAATCTTGGTGGATCAAATACCGGAGGACCAACCGGGGATCCTACAGTTAATATTAATACTGTTGCCGGAACTCCTAAAGAAAAAGATTGGCGCATACGTATCAGCTTACCAAGCCAAAGTCCGCTGTTGGCTTCGCCTATATTTGGCAAGAACACCTTGATTGATAAAACCAATGGTGTAATATTTCCCTACATTCCTACAGTGACAATTACGCACAATGCCAGATATCAAGAACAAGCACTGACACACAGCAATTATAAAAATTACTTTTACGAAGGTTCAGATGTGGCAGCAATTACCATTGCCGGCGAATTTACTGTACAAAATGTCACTGAAGGGCAGTATCTACTAGATGCCATATACTTTTTTAGAACCTGCACCAAAATGTTTTTTGGCGCACAGGAAAAGACCGATACTGCAGGTAATCCACCGCCGATTGTATTCTTAGACGGTTATGGGCAATATTATTTGCCACATGTCAGCTGTGTAATTACCTCATTCCAACACACCATGCCTGATAATGTTGACTATTTAGAAATACCTACAAACACTGGAACTACTAACAATCCTAATCAGAATCCCACCAGTAGTACCGGCACAGTAAGGTTACCTACCAGCAGTCAACTACAGGTTACTCTACAGCCAGTATACAGTCGTCGTAATGTATACGACAATTTTAGTCTAAATAAATTTGCCAGTGGAGCACTGTTAGGTAACCCAGGCAGTAAAGATACAGCAGGATTCTTATAATGGCCACACCTACTTACAAAAAAAATAGCGCATACTATACTACCAGTAGTTTTGGACCTTTCCTTGACATTCTATCATATAGGCCCATTACTACCAAGCCCGATGATGTAGTTTATACTATAAATTCTATCTATCAGTTTAGACCTGACATGTTGGCCTTTGACCTATATGGCGATTCAGGTCTATGGTGGGTATTTGCTGCTCGCAATCCTAACACAATTGAAGATCCACTGCTGGACTTCCGTGCTGGTACTACTATATACATTCCTAATAAAGCAACGCTAACCTCAGACCTAGGGCTTTAAACTATGGCAGATTTTTCTGATACAGCTTCATCAAATACAGCCACAGATGCCGTAGTCAATGAAATACCCCCAAATAGTCCTGAGTTAGATCCTACCAGTAGTTTAGCCACAGCACAAACACAAAATACCGGCACAGCAGTTCCTAGTGGAACACCTGCAATAACAGATACCGAAGCCGCCAACATTGACCCTTACAATCCTAATGCTTGGGACAGTGAAGGCGAAGCAGTTCCTTATACTCCAGACCCAGCGCAACAAGCATCACTGACGTCAAATCCCAGTACTGCCAATGCCGAAGATGGCTCGATTAATACTAAAGCAACTAGCACTTCTTCAACCAGTACTACTTCTACTGGCAATACCTTAGATAACATATTACACAACTATCCGGGTTATACATATGGTTTGACTTTACACGCACTAGATTCTAATGCCTATTCAGAACTGTTGGCTGACCCTAAAAATCTCAAATATACCGCCACCTTGATCAGTTCAGCCAGCAGATTTCACGATACACGTAGCAAATACTTTAAAGATGATTTTTATTTTGAAGATTTTAAAATGAAAACTGTAATAGGCATGAATGCTCAGAATAAAGCATCAAATGCGGTGAATTTAAGTTTTACTATCATTGAGCCTTATGGCATGACCTTGATCAATAGACTATTGGATCTTACTGAAAATACACTACGAATAGAAAATTATCTTGTTATTCCGTATGTGTTACAGTTAGATTTTTTTGGCTATGATGATTCTGGTAACCCAGCCGCACTTTCAAATCTAACCAAACGCATACCTATCAGATTAATCAATATGAAAATGCGAGCCGGCGTAAGAGGCACAGAATATCAGATCGAAGCCGTGCCGTTTGGGCATCAGGCTAATTTTTCTACTACACAGGCAGTACCGGTACAGGTTGAAATTGTTGCTACCACAGTCAGTGATTTTTTAAACAACAGATCAGCTGATGCTTCAACTACAGCATCGGTTACGGCAGCAAAAACACAGATTCAAGATGATGCTATAAGAGTAGATGTTCAAAATCAAGTGGCCACCAGCGGAGAACTAGATCCTGGTGCGTATCAAGACCCTCCAGGAAATGCACAGGCAGTAACACAACCCAATACAACTGGCACAAATTCTGCTGTTAGAACCCCGGGAGGAACCACAGAAACAAAAAATACAGCACCTCCGCCTTCAATTAAAACCAGTAATGGATTTGCAGCGGCCTACAATGCCTGGTTTGGTTCTTTGCAAAAATCAGGACAGGCCATGTCACAGGCCGATCAGATTTCGTTTGTAATACAAGAAGGATCAACAGTGGGCTTAGTCGGAGTTCCACTATTGGGTTCAGCAACTTTAAGTTTTAAAACAGACGCTAAAAAAACTACAATGACCAGCCAAGGTGCTGCTGGAAAAAATACTGCGGTCAGAAGCAATGACCCTACACTATCGGCTACCACTGCCAGTGCGCCCATTAACCAACTTAACTCGGGAACATTTGCTATTAATGCTGGTACTAGTATACAATCAGTTGTTGATACTGTGATTACCAACAGCAGTTATATACTGAATCAATTGACCAATGCAGAATCAAAAACTGCAACCACTAACAATCCTGACAGTATAGCCACAGCCTTGGGTGCAAAACAGATTTACTGGTATCGAATTGTTCCAAAAGTCGAACTTGCTGGATTTGACAGCACACGACAAACCTGGGCTAAAAAGATTACCTATTATATTAGACCTTACATACACTATAACATGCGTGACGAGCGTGCTCCAATTTCAACTTTGCCACCGCCGGTTAAAGAATACGATTTTTTATACACTGGAAAAAATCGTGATGTTATTAATTTTGATATGGATTTTAACGCACTGTTTTTTACAGCCATACAGGTCAATAAAAAGAACAAAGAAGATACGGGTCTAACACCAAAGTCGCAAACTATCGGTCCTCCCGCGGGCAAGAGTTCCAAAAAAACCGGTTACGAAGTGTTGCCAACTATGCAAGAAGCAGTAATTAACAATACCAATAACAGTACTGCTGGTGCTATCAAAGACGGAGATAAACAAAACGCACAGAGTTTTAAAGACAGCGTGTATAGCCAACTAAGTGGAGACATGCTACATTTAAAACTACAGATAGTCGGTGACCCTGATTTTATTAAACAAGACGATATATTTTTCACGCCCGAATCAAAAGGTTATACTCCGGGTGGCGCTCGGGTTTCTTCAGACACAGGCAGCAGTCTAAACATGGACGCCGGTGCAGTTTATTGCAGAGTAACTTTTAAAACACCAGCAGATATTGACACTACCGGCAAAGGACTAAGCTACTATAACAATACCGAAACAACTTCGGCATTCAGCGGTCTTTATAGAATACTTGTAGTAGATTCAGAGTTTCGTCAGGGTCGATTTACACAAACTTTAGAAATGGTAAGAGAACCAAACCAAGCAGAAGATCTGCGCACCAAAGGCACAGACCGAACTCGCCAGGAAGATCCGGTTAAACCTGTTGCAAAATCTGCACTGGCCAATAATCCTAAAATTTCTGGTTCCTTACTTAACAATATATCTGATATACCAAGTCTTGAAGATCTCCCACTAGATCCGTTTGCTGAGGAAAATGCTCCACCAGAGGCCTTAGATGACAGCACCAGTGACTCACAGGTTTTTGATGATACCAGTGATTTATACAATGACCCAACTGACGATGGAATATCAGACGCAGACACAACAGATCTTGCGGCCATCACAGACTCAGGACCCGAAGTAGCAATAGGCGAGGATATTTCTTTTGCTTAAATTAATCAATTAAATATACAATATGGGACAAATTAACGGCGTAGTAGGATCAAAATTACCCAAGTGGACGGACAGAACCCGTGCTTCGGGTATAAAATACGACGCGGCCACCTACATGGGAGTGGTCAAAGACAACTCTGACCCTATACGCAGTGGACGACTGCGTGTTTGGATTCCTGACTTTGGCGGTACTGAGGATCAAGAAGATTATTGGCAAACAGTCAGCTATGCCAGTCCTTTCTTTGGAGCAACTTTTGTAGGTCCAGCAACAGCCAACAACGCATTCAACACTACTAATCATACCTATGGTATGTGGATGGTTCCACCCGACTTAAACAACCAAGTATTATGCACTTTTGTCAACGGTGACCCAGATCGCGGTTATTGGTTTGCTTGTGTAAATCCCACACTTAGCCACCATATGGTTCCTGGTATAGCCGGTGCTCCACAGGCTGAAGAAGATACCAGCCATGTGTCAGCCACAGTTAAAAAAAGTTTGCTCAATGACAATAGTCAAACACTACCGGTTGTTGAATTTAACGAAAATGACAATAATGCCTATACATCTGCATTTTACAATAATCCTAAACCTATACACGAAACACAGGCCAGCATACTATTTCAACAGGGTCTAGATCGCGATCCTGTGCGCGGTGCTATTAGTAGCAGTAGCCAACGAGAAAGCCCTAGTTCTGTTTTTGGTATTAGTACTCCTGGTAGAGCGCACGGTGCCGGCGATCCGTCTAACGACCCTAATTATCAAGCAAAACTTCAAAGCGGAACTTTCAAAACCACAGACTACGTGGTTAAAGCTCGTAATGGTGGGCATAGCTTTGTCATGGATGACGGAGATGCTGCCGGTAAAGATAGACTAGTAAGATTAAGATCATCGGGCGGACACACTATTTTAATGAACGACACTGAAGGTGTTATGTTTATTATCAACTCTACTGGTACAACCTGGATTGAGTTAGCCAAACATGGTGACATGAACATATACAATGCTGGCAGTTTTAGTGTTAGGTCTCAAAAAGATATAAATTTACACGCCGACAGAAATATCAATATTAACAGCAAAGAACTTAATATCAATGCCGACACAGTTATTAATGCTGTATCTGCAGACATTAACATCAGTGCGTCGGCTACGGCTTTATTATACGGTGGTAAAACTAACATAGGTGCTGGTGGCGCATTAACTGCTGCCGGTAGCACAGTAACAGTAGGGTCTGGTGGTGCTATTACCATTGCCGGGGGAACAGTTGACATTAACAGTGGTGCTGATGCTCCAGAAGTCTCAAGCAAAACACTACAAAAAACCGACTATCCTGACACCAGTTATGATTCGGGTACCGGTCTTTGGAATTCTGTTACTGGTGCTGCATCAAGTATAGTTGGTGTTTTTCCAACACATCAACCCTGGATTAGATCTGCCACCCCTGGGGTTGATCCTAACGCTATTCCATCGCAGACCTTGCCAACTACAGTTTGTCCGCCCAAGCCCGGAACTGGACCAGCTAGTACAGTATTACCACCACCCAATGGTAATAAACTTGACTATGGAACACTACGCAATTTTGGCAAACCTAACAAGGGTGATGCACCATGGACCACAGACACCGAATTTTTGGATAAAGTAAAATCTGTTGCTGCCGCACTGAATGCCGACTACATAGATGTATTGGCATTTATGTACAACGAATCTGCTGGCACATACGATCCAGGTATTGTGAACAGCATTGGTGCCACAGGACTTATACAGTTTATGCCAGCAACAGCCACCGGCTTAGGGACTACCACACAGGCGTTAGCACAGTTAAGTCGCGTTGATCAAATGGACTGGGTATTAAAATATTTTAATTATTTTAGATTTAAACAAAAAGTACCTAATCCTAAACTACAAGATTTATATCTCTGCGTATTTTGGCCAGCTGCTATTGGACAAGCGGACAATTATGTAATTGCACCGGCCGGTAGTCAAGTTGCAAGTCAAAATAGGGGATTATGCGGCCCAGACGGAAGCATTACCTGTGCCAGCGTTGGTGCAGTAGCAGCAGCAAAAGTACCACTGGTCAAGCAGGCATTAGCCAATGCAGGAGCAGTAAATCCCAATGGAGTAGTACAGTCTGGTTCAGGAGTAGCAGTCACCGACGGATCGGGTAACCCGGTAACTACCGGCACAGCCAATACCACTGGGTCGTCATCGGGTAATGTAGGAATAACTAATGCTGCCAACAAATCTATCACTAATCAATGTCCTTCGGACTGGTTATTCAAACCTGAGTTATACAAAGCCACAGGACCTATCAGTACTTCGGCTCCATACTTAACACAAACTTATGCCACAAATATGCTGGCTGAGCTAGCCTACTTTGAAAGCAAGTGGGATTACACACTGACCAATCCAAACGGCATACTGGTTGGCAAATATCAAGTTGATGCTAACTATCTGGCAGATGCCGGCTATGTTAAACCTGATGCTGTTGCACAGTACGGTGATGGCACACTCAAACAGGATGAAAGCTGGACTGGCACAGACAATATCAACAGCCAAGCAGATTTTATTGCTAATAAACAAATACAAGACAGTTTGCAAAATCAAGAATTTAATGCTAACTACTCTAAACTATTATCCAATCAAGGTATATACCAGTCTGATGATATCTGTACAGCCGCTGGTATGCTGTTTGTAGCACACAAATATCGCAGTGCAGATTTAGCCGCAGAATGGCGCCGAACTGGATCAGTGGCCAATCCACCGGCCTATATTGGAGTAGCCGGCTCAGCTGAAGAATATTATAATCATGGTAGATATGCAATTGATGTTTTAAGTGCTAAAAATTCTGCACCAGCAACTAATCAGGCTGTTGCTAAAGTTAATCCAACCAGCATAGATCCAAATAGTGTATTAAACTTTACATCAGGCACAGGCTCGTTAGAGTCATTCCAGGCAACCAGTAGCACATTCCAGTCGGCTATGCTACAGGCGGCCAAGGCATTTTTAGATGCCACTGGAACAAAAATAACTGTAAACAGTGCTTATCGTAGTCAAGAAAGTCAAACTGCATTGTACGATCGATGGGTAGCTGCCGGAGGAAAAATACCAGAAAAGCCCACTGCCGCCGGAATTACAACACCAAGTAAGAGTGTGGGCAGTCACGGCGGTATAGCCATAGACTCAAGTCAGTCCACTTTGGTAGCACAGACAATAGATTTAGCCAAATTTGGTCTGCGCTGGGGCGGAACATTTACCACTCCGGATGCTGTACATATACAGTTGTTGGCCTGGGCACCTGGTCAGGCAATACCACAATAAATAATATACTATGAAACAATTTTACAAAGGTTTTAGCACAGTCCGACGACACAAAAAGTTTCGTGTTACTGACATGAACTTAATCAAACAAGACCTGCTTAATCATTTTAGTGTACGCAAAGGCGAAAAGCTCATGCAACCCAACTTTGGCACTATTATTTGGAATTTATTGTTTGAACCAATGACTGATGCAGTCCACCAGGCCATAGTAGATGATGTTACTCGCATAGTCGGATACGATCCTCGTACTAATCTACAGACTATAACCATTAACGAATACCATAATGGCATACAGATTGCTGTAGATTTACTGTATATTCCTACTAATCAAACAACTAGTCTTAATCTACAATTTGACTCAAATAATCAAACACTAACCACTAGCGACTTGGTTTAATATACGTAGTTTTTAACAGCGATAAATACTCTATAAGGGATATATTCGCATGGCTATTACTACTCGTCAAACCAATCTACTGGTAAACCAAGACTGGACTACCCTATACCAGAGCTTTCAAAATGCTGACTTTCAAAGCTATGACTTTGAAACTATACGCAACGCAATGATCAATTATTTGCGTAATTACTATCCAGAAGATTTTAACGATTTTACTGAAAGCTCAGAATACGTAGCCCTAATAGATCTTATTGCCTATCTAGGACAGAGTCTGGCATTTCGTACAGATCTAAATGCCAGAGAAAATTTCTTTGATACCGCGGAACGCAGAGACAGCATACTACGCCTGGCCAGTTTAATTAACTACAATGCCAAACGCAATACAGCCGCATCGGGCTATTTAAAAATTGATTCAATTACTACCAGTGAAAGTGTATTTGACAGCAATGGCCTAAATCTGGCTAACCTATTAATTAATTGGAATGACACTACTAATCCAGACTGGCAAGAACAGTTTACTGCTATATTCAATGCTGCGTTAATTACCAATCAAAGTATTGGTAATCCCGGAAACACACAGGACATAAACGGTATAATGACCAGCGAATATAGCATAAACATGGTGCCTAATGTTATACCTGTTTATAGATTTAATGCAATCATTGAAGGTACCACTACCACATTTGAAGCTGTTAGTGCTACCAGTGCAGGACAAAATTACGTATATGAAGCAAGTCCAGCGCCCAGTGGCAAGTTTAACATATTATATCAAAACGATAATCTAGGTAATGGCAGTATCAATACCGGATATTTTTTGTATTTTAAACAAGGTGCTTTAAACAATATAAGTCTTAATCTACAACAGAGTTTGCCTAATCGTGTAGTCAGCATTAACTATGATAATATTAACAATTCTGATGTTTGGTTATACCAGTTAGACAAAAATAATCGCCCATCTACAATTTGGGCCAGTGTGCCTGCTGTGGCCGGCATTAATATCATTTACAATCAAAGCACCAATCGTAATCTATATCAGGTTAATACTCGTGCCAATGACCAAATTGATTTAGTATTTGGCGATGGCAGTTTTGCCAATATTCCACAGGGCAATTTCCAGGCATTTTATCGCATCAGCAACGGATCTACTTATAAGATCACTCCTGATGAAATGCAAAACATCACCATTACAATAAACTATGTAAGTCGAAATAACACAGTTGAAACTCTGACGGTGCAGGCCAGTTTACACTACACCGTTACAAATGCCACTGTTAGGGAAACACTTAACGACATTAGAGTCAAAGCACCACAACAGTATTATACACAAAATCGCATGATCACTGGCGAAGACTACAATCTTTTGCCATATACTAATTTTAGCGATATTATAAAAGTTAAAGCAGTAAATCGCACCAGTTCAGGAATCAGTCGTTATTTAGATGTATTAGATGTTACTGGCAAATATTCCAGCACCAATGTTTTTTGTACAGATGGTATTTTGTATGAACAAACAACATTACCAAGCCAGACATTTAATTTTAATTCATTAAATGATATTAACAGTGTAATTTATAATACGGTGTTCAGTATATTGGCCAGTACAGCGGTGAAACAATTTTACTATGCTAACTACACCAGATATACACCAACAGTTACAGCAACCTGGGTGCAGAACACCGCTGACTCGGGTACCAGTACTGGTAATTTAGTAAACAACAACAGTATTTTACAAGTAGGATATATAACATCCAGCAATAACTTACAGTATGTAACCACTGGCGCACTGTTAAAATTTACAGCCGGCACTGGCAAATATTTTAATGCACAAAATATAATTGTTACAGGAACGCTACAATATCCTACTGATAAACTGTATATCTATGCCGCAGTAAGCACAGTTACTAATGGAACTAATTTACAAATTACAGCCAATATACCAACAGGTGCAGTACTGAGCAGTATTATTCCGGTATTTAAAACAACACTTACCAATATAACCGTGATAAACACCATGGTTAATCTTATTAAGAGTTACAAAAATTTTGGTCTTAGGTATGATGTCGCAAGTCAGAGTTGGCAAATTGTTGCACCTGCCGATCTAAGTTTTGGTGCATTTAGTCTAGCACATCAAGGTGATACATCGAGTGGAAATCTTGACAGCAGTTGGATAGTGTCGTTTGCCTATAACGGAGTCAGTTATAATATTGCTAATCGCAGTTTAGAATATGTATTCGAAAGCACAGCTCAAACAAAATTTTACTTTGATCCAGATGTAAAAGTTTTTGACAGCAAGTCAGGAAAAACAATTAATGATCAAATTAATGTATTAGGTACAAACACAGCGCCCGACAGTCTGAGTTCAATTGGTCAAGAACAAACCTGGTACATATATGATCGTGTTACAGCACCCGACGGCTATATTGACGATACTAAAATTAAAGTCACTTTCCCTAATACCAACAATGGTGTGCCAGTAGATCCAGATCTGTTTACTAACATTGTAAACCCCACAGTCAATGCCAGTAAAAAATATGTTTACTTCCAAGAAGTTACTGATCAAACCACTGGTAGTTTTATCAGTATAGAACCTGTAGACAGCGCATTGGTAGTATCAGACTATACAACTAAATCAGCAATCTTAGCTAACCAAAATTTATACATTAACGGACAGATATTCTACGCCACAGCAGAAAATAACTTTTATACTTTGTCAATCGATGCCAATTTGGTAAGAACACTTACATTGTCTACAGTATATCAAGCCGAAATTGGTCGCCAGGACTTATATTTCCAGTATCAACATAATAGCCCCAGTGATCGTCGCATTGATCCAAGTCCAAATAACATAATGGACCTGTATATATTAACTGCCAGCTACAGCAATGATTATATTGCCTGGATACAAGATACCACTGGTGCAGTTCCTGAACCAGCAGTTCCAACTAATGACGAACTAAAACAGGCCTACGGATCAGGTCCTAACAGTCTTGAAAACTATAAGGCCTTAAGCGACACTATCATTTATAATCCTGGCAAGTACAAACCAGTGTTTGGTAGCAAAGCTGATAGTAATTTCCAAGCTACATTTAAAATTGTTAAAAATCCAAATTTAACTATCACAGACAATGATGTTATTAGTCAGACTATTGTTGCCATTAATACCTATTTTAACACAGCCAATTGGGATTTTGGCGAAACATTTTATTTTAGTGAATTGGCCACATACCTGCACAACACACTAGCGCCAGGTGTAGCCAGCATTATTATCGTACCTACTAACACTGATACTGCCTTTGGTGGATTAATGCAGATTAATACTAACCCTGATGAAATTATTATCAGTTGTGCCACAGCACAAAATGTACAGATAATCAGTGCTATAACTGCTGCACAAATTAACCAAACACTTGCTGGAACAAACATAATTGTATAATCGGAAGTCATAATGGCATCTATAAAAACTATAAATTTTTTACCTGAAGTATTCAGAACAGATACTAATCAAAAGTTTCTAAATGCTACTTTAGATCAACTGTACACTCCGCCGGATCTTAGATCAGTTAATGCCTATATAGGTCGTAAGTTTGCACCTACTTATCGAGCCGGCGACAATTATCAACCAGAACCAACAGCCACAAGACAAAATTATCAATTAGAACCCAGTGTGGTTGTAAAAAACCCTATTACCAACAACGTTGATTTTTTCAGCAGTTACCCTGATCTACTGAATCAGCTTGGGTACGATGGTGCTATCACCAATAATCAAGACCGACTATTTTCAGCAGAAATGTACAGTTACGATGGCCTGTTTGATTTTGATAAATTTGTAAATTTTAATCAATACTACTGGTTAGCCAACGGTCCAGACACAGTCGGTGTATATGGATCTTCTGTGCCAAATTCGGCCACCTACACAGTTATCAGAGATGCCAACACCGGGACTTATCATTTTTCTGGATATGGGGTAGCAGAGAATCCTTCATTGCGTTTGGCACGTGGTGGTGTATATACATTTATAGTTAATCAGCCAGGTTATCCGTTTTGGATACAGAGCAGTCCGGGAACATCAGGATTAAAGGATAATCAGAGTAATCTCAGCAGTAGAGATGTATTAGGTGTAGTTAATAACGGCACGGATGTTGGCACTATAACATTTAGTGTGCCACAGAACAATGCACAAGATTATTACGTCACTATGCCGGTGGTATATTCTGCGGATGTTAGTACAGCCTTACACTATAATCAAATACAGGGTAGCACTATAGAACAGCTACAGGCCTTAGGCGGACTTGATGGCATCACTGGCAATCTAGTGGGTAAAACTTTTATTTTTACCAACACTGACATTGATGCCCTGTATTGGACAGTGGGGGGAGTAACAGTACCAGTTGCACAACGTCGAAATGTCTGGCAAATACAGTTAGTAGGCACCGCAATTAATCTTATACCTGTACAGACAGTTACAACAAATCAGCGTGTGTATGTAACTGCAGGTAAAACTTATGCAGAATATAGTTTTTATATTGATCCTAGCTATACATATTATCGCGCAGTTCCTAACCTAACAGCTACATTAGCCACAGTCTACTATCAAGACGGTGTTGGAGCAAGTCTAGTAGGTGAATTTAATTTAGTTGCCGCAAATGATTCCACAGTCAATGTTGATACTGATATTGTAGGAAAGGCAAATTATACCAGTCAGACTGGAATTGCATTTACCAATGGTTTAAAAATAAAATTTGATAACAGCGCCGTGCCTGCCAGTTATGCTGGCAATACCTACTATGTAGAAGGCGTTGGCACAGCTATACAGTTAATAGCAGAAACTGATCTGCAGACACCCGACACTTATTTACAAGGTCAAGGACCAACAACTCCCGACTATATTACCATTAATCGCGCCAGCCAAGATCTAAATCCTTGGACTCGCAGTAATCGTTGGTTCCATATAGATGTTATAAAAGCCACTGCCGCTTACAATAAAAACATTCCGGTATTTGATCAAAATTTACGTGCCAATAGACCTATTATTGAGTTTGAAGCCAATTTACAATTATACAACTTTGGCAGAGCAGCCAAAGTACCAGTGGATATTTTCTGTAATGATGGATCTATTACCGATGCTCGTAATCAAGTTGAATTACAGGTCTATAAAGAAATAATGGGTGTGCCGTTACAAGACGGACAACGAATTATATTTGCTGACGATTTTGACAATACAGTTCGTAATCAGATATTTGTAGTCAGTATCAGTATTATTAATCTAACTCCGGTAATTACTTTAGAACCGGCTGCAGACAGTGATATATTGGCCTATAATAATTTAATAGTATTATCGGGCACTAACTCTGGTGTTGAATATTGGTATAACGGCAATGAGTGGATTGAAGGACAACAAAAAACGGCAATAAATCAAACTCCAATGTTTGATGTCATCGACATGAATGGTGTTAGTATTGGTGACATTTCTGTATATACTGCTAGTACTTTTGCCTCTACTAAAAACAACCTAGGTACTGTGGTTGGAGGAACACCTGTTTTTTCTTATGATGTTGGCACAGGCACACCAGACCAGGTCTTGGGATTTCCATTAAATTATAGAACATTTACTCTATCGGGTGACATACAGTTTGTCAATAACTTTGACTCTGACACCTTCAGCTACACAGAAAATTCTGCTACATTATCAGCAAATATTAACACCGCAGGCACACTACAGCAAAACACCGGACTAACCACATACGATCTAAGAAATGCCTGGACCACAGTGGTAGAACCAAGCCACCAATATCAAACCATTAGTGGTGTATATGATGGTGTAAATCCCTATTTTAAAATTGATATACTACCACCAACATCGGCCAGTATACCATATATTAAAGTTTATAAAAATTTTATCGAACTAGTCTTTATTAAAGATTATATTATACTGCAACAGGGGGTTAATTACTATGTAAAAATTATCAACAGTTCTTTAATAGCTCAAGATCAAATTGATATAACAATTTATAATCCCACATCGGTTACTGCTCTAGGCTATTATCAAGTTCCTGAAAATTTAAACTTCAACAGTAAAAATTCTGACTTTACCACATTGACATTAGGACAACTACGCAATCATTTAGTTGCCTTGGTATCTAACAGCAATAGTATAGTTGGTTCGGCACTAGGCGATACTGTTATAAGAGATCGTTACATAAAAGCACAAGGTGGTAATATATTACAACACGCCAGTCCTATTCTGTATAGCGAATTATTTTTAGTTGATTCGGATACTAACTATTTTAAAGGACTGGATCTTGCTAGACACA